GTTCGGCAACGCTTATGTACCGCTGGTCGTACAGTGGTAATATGGGTGACACCAGATTCGACCTGATACGCAGGGGGCTGCCCCTGGAGGAAGTGGCCGAACGCGAGGGCGTGACCACGCACGCCATACGGAAGCACTGTTCGCGGAACGGCACTACGGTGCAGGCGCTGCGCCCAGTGCCGTACCTACACGACGAACGCGGGTACCCGGAGTGGCGACACCAGCACGAGGGGCAGGAGGACCGCGTGCGCATCCACCGCCTGGCCGCCGTGGCCGAGTACGGCGTGGAGGCCGTGGCCGGGGGGCACGTCCACCACCGGGACGGCTGCGTATGGAACAGCGGGCGTGAGAACCTGGAGGTGCTGGGGCCAGCCGAGCATATGAATCGGCACCGGGACGACCTGGCGCAGGAGTACGACGACCGCGAGCGAGACGGGCAGGGGCGTTTCACGATTTAAAGACTGCTGGCCCGGAGTCGCCGCTGCTTCTGCCCTTTCTGTGATGGGTATATGCCAAATATCTTAGTGCATCCATACCGTGGTCGTGGTCGTCCTGGGGGTCTTCTTGCTCGCTGCCCTCCCAGCCGTAGCCGCGTATCTCCTGGAGTGTGCAGGTGGGCCGGTCGCTCGCGCGCAGGTGGTGATCCGGCGGATGGCACCGCGCCCCGCGCAGGAGGTGCAGGCCCGCCCGCCCGCTCTCGTCCGGGCGCATCACCTTCATCACGTGCTTCACGCCGTCCAGCCGGTCCTTGACAGCGTTCGTCGTGCGCAGGCGATGCCAGTTCGGGCGCTCGTCAGCGTCGTACTCCTCGTTTAGCGCGCGCTGCACGCCCTCCACCCAGGCCTTCCGGTCCCCGCTATCGTGGTCCGCGTACACCGCCTGCACGTTTTCCAGTTCGTGGCGGGCGCTGCGCCGCACCACTTCCTCGGCTGCATCACCTGGTAGCGTACGGGTGCGGAATACCTCGCGGTACAGCACCCAGCCACGGGACGGGTGCCGCGCCCACCACTGCACGACGAGCGGGTCGGGCCGGTACCCCCAGTCCACTGCCAGGTATATCTCGCTGCCCTCCGGCGGCACGATCCCGTGATGGAGGTATTCCTCCTGGTCGCTGGGGTTGCCCGTCTGCACGCTGTACTCCTGCTCGCGCTGGCGCAATGCGTCGGCCCGCTCGTCCGGCACGTCCCAGCCCTGGCCCAGCATTTCGGCGGCCTCCAGGGGCTCGATAATGTGCGTGGCGTCCTGGAAATCGCTGTACACCAGGCCCGTCCGCCCCACCCACTCGCCTTCCACGAAGCGGTCGAAGTCCGCTCCGGCGAACTGCTGGCGGAGGCGGTCCAGGTAGTCCGGCGGGTTGAACGGATTGTCCTCGGTGGAGCTACTGATGCGCGTGCCCACGCCCCGGTCGATAAACCGTTTGTGCAGCCAGTGGCTGGGCGTGTCCGGGTTCGTCACGCAGAATATCTGCCGGAACGGCAGCTTGCGAACGTATTTGTTCCCCAGGTCGGAGAGTCGGAGGCGGCCCTGGAGCATTTCCCAGTCCTTTTCCGTCGTCTCGATGGCCTCGTCCAGGGCCACAAACCCCAGGTTCATGCCCGCGATTTTCTCCGGCATCTCGCCCGGCCGGCTGCCAGAGGTGGCCAGCCCCTCGTAGTACAGTTCGCTGGGGGGCGTCCAGCGGATGGCATCGGCGGTGCACTCCGGGCACTCGTCCAGGACCTTCTCCCGGCGCTTCACCGGCACGTTCGCGCCCGTTTCCCACCCGCACGCAGCGCACCAGACTGTCGGGTAGTACGGCGATTGTATCTGTATCAGGTGCCGCTGTTTGTTCCGGCCCACGACGTGCTCGTCCGGCACCACTTCCTCCAGGAACGTCTGGAGTGTGGTGTTCTCGATGCTGCTGAACGTCTTCCGGGCGAGCAGCCCACGGTTTCCCGGGTACAGCGTGAGGTTCGTGTACATCTTCTCGCCCAGCGCGCGGCTTTTCCCGCTGCCGAACGCGCCGTCCCCCATGACCTCGCGGTCAGTGCACTCTACGAACTCCTTCTGCCACGGGATGCGCCTCGCGTCGAAGGCCCACACACGCCCAGTGTCGCGCTCGCTGGTCGCCATGCTCGTTTCCCCCACCCTACGCTCCGTCAGCCTGCTCGGCCTCCGCAATAGCCTGCTGCACCTGATCCTGCACGTCCTCGGGCATGCAGTCGAGGCAGCGGTTCGCGGGGCCTGCGTCCCGTTCCAGCGTGAATCGCTGGCATGAGGGGCACACCACGGCATTTGGTGTCTCCGGGAGGCCCGCCAGGGTGTCGGCAGCGCCATACCGCAGCAGGTCCTCCAGGCACTCCTCGCAGGCATATCTGCGGGTGCCGTCCAGTAGCTGTACCCAGTCCACGGCGTTCCCCTCGCAGCCCGTGCAGGCCGTCACGATCTCGTCAGCCCAGCTCAGTTCCATAGAGTGGCGTGCGCACGCCAGGGACTAAGCGGTTTCCCTCGTGAAATGTGGAAGCCCCCGGTGGCGCGAACCACCGGGGCCGAGCAAGAACGCCCGAACGAGAATGCACACAGTGCACAGTCCAGCAACGGCGTGGTAGCGCCGCACGGTACGTCGAATCCCTATTCCAGCCGTACCGTTACCTGGTTCTGCGCGACTTCTATTATAATGGCGCTCGACTTAAGACTTGGTGAAAACCTACCTGCGCATCCGCTGCTCCACCTTATCAGCCGTGCGTTCCGGGACGTGTGCTACTTCGTCCTCCAGTGCAGTCAGGCGTTGTGCTATCTCGTCGGCATTACGCGCGCCATTCTCATCCAGCAGCGCGGCGATAGCTGCGCCGTATGACTGTTGCTCGGTGCTGTATTGCTCCAGGCGCTCCAGCACGTCCTCGCGGACAGTGATAGATTCATAGTTTCCGGGTGGCATACGTTACGGTATTTTACGGTAAGCGCCAATAATGTTACGGTATTTTACCGTAACGTAACGCTGTATGTGGGTTTCACTCCTGTGCGAAGTGACGTAGGGATTGCTGCGGGCTATCCGAGTCCGTGGCCAGGCCGTCGTCGTGCCGGACGTACAGTTCCGCGCTCGATTTCGGGACCCACACCTCGTCGCCCTCGGTTTGCTCCACGCACCAGGCGGCGTCCGTCTGGTGCTTCAGCGTGCAGCCGTACAATCCCTGCGCGCCGGCGAGTGTGCCCAGTGGTTTCTCGCTGCGTAGCCAATCCTCCAGCCACAGCACGGCCTTGTGATCCTCCAGGGCTGCCAGCACGCGGTCCTTCCCCGCGCTCGCCAGGCGGCAGCCCGATAGGTCCGCGTACGATTGTACTGTGTATTCGCCCATACGAGCCGTCAGTGGACGGTTCCTGTAAGTGTTACTCTGAGTGTCGCAGAGTCACGTACAGTAACTCACTGCTCGCCATCAGCCTGGGCCTCACGCGCCCGTCGCTCGCGTTTCAGCCGCCACTCGTGCCAGCGGGCACGCGCTGCTGGGACGCCTGTCGTGTGCAGCCACGCGCCGACAGCGGCCAGCGAGAATAACGCGATGCCTGCCCCGATGAATATGAGGCCGCTCCACCAGGCGTACGTCTCCCACGACAGCCAGACCAGCCAGATCGACACCATGAACGCACCGAATAGTGTCAGGAGGGTCCCGAGCAGCGCCACAACGTCAGCGGCTACGGGTATGTCGCCGCGGTCGGATGGGCCGGCCATTACTCGTCCCTCCGGTCACGCTCACGGGCCTTCCGGTACGCCCGCCGCGAGTACACGTACCACCATGCTGCGAACACCAGGGTCAGCAGCGCGTACGCCACGAGGCTCAGGAGCGTGGCCGCCACGAGCGTCATGAGTCGTCCCCCTCCTGGTACCGCTCGGGCAGCACCTCGGTGGCGTGCTCCTGGCACAGGTCGGCCACCTGGATTACGTCGGTCCCCTGGCGGTTGTAATGGCGCTTGATGAACAGTTGTTCAGCGGGATCGCCGTCGTGGAACTGCTCGCCCTTCGGGCAGAAGTCGCAGCGGTAGGCGTCACCCATTGCTGTCCCCGCTTGTGTCGCCGTTACCCGTGGGGTTTGCCCCGCCCTCACCGGGTTCCGACAGGTCGATACTGGCCCCTTCCTCCATCTCGGGCGCTTCCTCCCGCATATCCACGCCCACCATCCGGCTGGTATCTACCTCGGGAAACGAACCGAGGTCCACACCCACGAGCATCTTCTTCTCGGTGTGCTCCGTTTCCAGGTTGCCGCTGATTTCGTGCTTCTCGGGTTCCGTCTCCTGTTTCCCGATGTCCTGGAGCCAGTTGTTCCACTCCATCGCCACGTCGAACGCCTCTC